CGCGCACAGCGCGTGGATTCCGTGCCGCTGGCGCGTTCCGCCAACGTCGCTGGCATCCCCGGCACTGCATATGACGTGACCGATTACGACAAAGCTGAGCGCCGTGCATGGGCTAAGGGTCTTGCCGAGCGTTCCGGCATCCAGCTTATCGGCGGCACCGAGCTCACCGATGTTGAGCGTGCTGCTCAGCGCCACGCAATCGAGCAGCGAGCCGAGTTCACCATGACCACGGCCAACACTGATTCCATCGTTCCCGTGTCCGTGCAGAACGAGATCGTTTCCCTTATCGACAATACTGCTGTTCTCTTCGGTGACATCAGCCGAACGAACATGTCCGGTCAGGTCGAGTTCCCGCGCCACAAGTCCATCAAGAAGGGCGATGCGGCCAAGACCAACGAGGGCGAAGCCCCTACCGATATCGAGGAAAATGACTTCGATACCGTGCCGCTCGTAGGATCGGAGATTAAGAAGACCGTCGAGATGTCCCGAAAGATGGCAACGCAGTCGCTTTCCGGCTTCGAGCAGTACATCATTTCCGAGGTTTCTGCACGTCTCTCCGTCGCGTGCAACGCATTCGTCCACGAGAAGCTCGCCGATGAGACTTACGGCATCGCGACCGCTAACAATATTCAGACGGCGGCAGTAAAGAAACTTACCAAGGCCGACATCGTGAAGATGCTGAGCCTGCTTCGCTCTTACGGCAACGCAGCGGCTAAGGGAATCATCATCTACGCCAATAACAACACCATCTGGAACCAGATTGCCATGCTTGAGGATGCCAACGGTCGTTCTTATTTTGCAAATGAGGCTACCGATGATCCGACGGTTCAGGGTCGAATCTTCGGCAAGGTTGTAAAGCAGGACGATTCAATCGCCGACAACGTGATTAAGGCCGGCTTCCCCGACCTGTTCAAGGGCAACATGTTTGATGGCCCTGACGTTACGCCTTACGTCCAGCCGCGAACCCAGAAGCGCTGCTTCGACGGTTATGTTCTGTTCGACGGTGTTCTTGCTGTCCCCGAAGCGTTCGCACAGCTCACTATCAAGCAGGCTTAAGGAGGTGGCGCGGCATGGCCGCAAAGGCTAAAGGCAAGCTGCTGGATGCGTGCCGCGCCGCGCTTCGCATCCCGGCTTTCGTAACCGACTACGACGAAGAGATTTCAGACGTAATCGAAGCCGCCCGCGCCGAGCTGGTTGCGGGCGGCGTAGCGGATGCCAAGGCGAACGACGATTCGGACGGGCGCGTTCGGCTTGCGATAAAGGTTTACGTCAAGGCCAACTTCGGCATGGACAACCCAGACGCCGAGCGCTTCATGAAGGCGTTCGAAACCATGCTTACGAGCATGAGCGGTGATTCGGCGTACAACGGCGGTGATGCCGCATGAGCGGCTGGGCTGGCATCTGTACGCTGATCGCCACGGTATCCGAGCGTGACGAGCTGGGGGTATCGCACAAAAAGGAGCGGTGCCGCCGTGTGCCGTGCAACGTGTACGGCATCAGCCAGACGGCGTATTACACCGCCGCGCAGGCCGGAGTTAAGCCGCAGGCCGTCATCACGGTACGCGCGTGCGCATACAGCGGTGAAAGGCTCTGCGAGTTCGGCGGTATCCGCTACGCCGTCGATTCGGCGGTTGTGGCGAACGTCGACAATGTGCGGCTTACGCTGGTCGAGAAAGTAGGCAACCGGTGAGCGGGATAAAGATTGACCAGCTTGAATCGATTGTCGTCAACAGCATCGAAGAGGTTATCGAGGACAACGAAGAGGTCTTGCAGGGCAACGTCAAGGCCGCTGGCAGCAAGGCGGTTCGCCTTCTGAAAGAGCGAAGCCGGAAGAAGAAGCGCCACGGCGGAAGCTATGCAAGGGGATGGTCTGCCGACGTTAAGAGCGAAGCGACTGGCACCACCTGCGTTGTTCACAACAGGCAGTATCAGCTTACGCATCTGCTCGAGAACGGCCACGTCATCAAAAACCAGCACGGCAGCTATCCCGGCAGTAGAAGGCGATCACGTCATCGAGGGCGTTTACAAGGAAGTTGCCGCCGAATTCTCCAAGGGGGCGCAATGAACAGCCTTAAAGACCTGGCGGAGCTTCTTGATGCGTTCGGCTTGCCGTGGGCGAACGGAGGTTTCCGCGACGATGACGAGTCGCTCGCGCCGCCGTATATCGACATTGAAGCAGGTTACGGTGAAGCCTGAGCGCGGACAACACTGGATGGTGCCGCTGGATGCCCTACGATGTGGCGCTTTACGTTCGAGAGCGCGATTACGAGCTTGAGAAGCGATTCGAAGCGGCACTCGATGCCGCAGATTTCAATTATGTGAAAACGGTCACGTCGCTCGATGGTGACGAGCTTATCGAGACGGCCTATGAGGTTGGCGTGACCGAGTAAAGAAAGGAGCCGACATGGCGCGAAATGGGTTCTTCGGCGTTAAGAACGCGCATATAGCGCGTCTTACCAACGAGGAGACGTTTACGTACGAGAAGCTATCCACATCCCAGGCACGGTCGAGATCAAGATTGAGCCGTCCATTGAGCAGTCGACGAGCCACGGCGATAACGAGACGTGGCTGGACAAGTACCAGGATAACGGCGGCTCTATCACGTGGTCGCTCTACGACATCGAGAGCACGCCAGAGCTGCGTGCTCTTCTGGCCGACATTATCGGCTTCGACATCGACGAGAAAGGACGCTTGCTGGCAACTTCCGGCAAGACACCTAAGCCGTTCGCATTCATGTGCGAGCAGCCCGGACACGTCGTTGGAAAGCGCCGTTGCATCTACAAGTGCACGAGCAAGCCCGCATCCGTCGATGCAAAGACACTTGAGGACAAGCCCGACATCACGCAGCTTGATTACGATCTTACGTTCCGCCCCGTCAAGCTGCCGAGCGGCTGGCGCGGCAGCTACATCGACACATATGGCGATATTGAAGGTTACGACAAATTCTTCGAAGAGGTAGATACTGCCGTCGCGCCCAAGACTGTTAGCGAGGTCGCGTAATGGACGGCGGGATCATCGAGGTAGGCGGAGTTGAGTATCCCGTCGCTTGCAACGCCTTTACACCTATTGTGTACTCGCGCGAGTTCTTCGTTGATCGCAAGGACGGGAGCCGCCGCCCCAAGGACATCAACGAAGCCATTTCCGTTGTTCTTGATGTCTCGGCAGCGTCGAATATTCCGCCTATCGTGCCACTGCTTGAGATTTTCTACGCCTGCGCGAAGACGTACAACGCCACGGCAAAGGAGAAGACAGATCTTGGCAAGTCCTTTGAGGATTGGGTTTGCGGCTTCCCGCAATCGGAATTCGACCTTGAGCGCGAAGGCGGTTGGGCATCTGACGTGATGCAGATCATCAAGGACAACTTTTTTCCGAACGCAAAAGCGGACGTGGAAGCCGCGACCGCCGAAGCATCAGATGCCGCCGCTTCCGCCGGAGCTGGAGAGTAGTTGCGACACGCTCTATATCTATTCTTGCCAGCAGGCTGGATTGAGCATCCAAGACCTGCACACGCTGTCTTATGCGCAAGTGCAAAATCTTATTGATATATACAGCTTCGTCAACGATGCCGTGGCGTATGCCGAGGATGACGAGCAGGCGCGGCAAGGCGAAGTGGCCTTCTGGTCTGGACTGTGAGCGTAAAGCGCCAGCGCACCTATGCGGTGCGCTGTTCTGTGCGCTCATTTCTTTCATTGACAACTGAAAAGAGGTGGAACCGTGGCTGTCACGTACAAAGGTCTGACTATCAAGTTCGGCGGAGATACGACCGAGTTGCAGGGCGCATTGAAGAGCGTGCAGAGCACGGCGAAGGACACGCAGGGCGCGTTGAAGGACATCAATCGCGCCCTGAAATTCGATCCCGGCAACACGGATTTGCTCGTAGAGAAGGAAAAACTTCTCAATCGAGCATACGGCGAGACGAAAACGAAGCTCGATGCATATAAAGCAGCGCTCGCGACACTTGATGAAAAGAAGCGGAGCGGCGCGGCACTCACCGAGCGCGAGGAAGCGCAGTACTCGAGCCTTAAGGCTCAGATTGCCATTTGCGAGAACCAGCTCGAGAGCTATTCCGACGATTTGAAAAGCGTCAGCCGCGAAGCCCAGGCATCGAAGAGCAGCCTTTACCAGTTCGGTCAGACAATTCAGGACAACAGCGATAAGCTGGAAAAGGCCGGCAAGGGTCTAGAGACTGCCGGAAAGACGATTACCGGTGCCGTCACCGGCACCGCCACTGCGCTTGTCGGGCTTGCCAGCAGCCAGGAAGAGCAGATCGAGCAGACGCATCAGCTGGACGCTGCCTGGAGGGATGCAGGCGGCACGTCCGAGCAGGCGCGAAGCTCCTATACCCTGTTTTATAAGCTACTTGGCGAAGAGGACACCGCGACCGAAGCCGCACAGAACCTGTCACGCTTGACCACTAACCAGCAGGAACTGGACAAGTGGAGCAACATCGCCGCAGGCTCGTTCTCCAAGTTCGGCGATGCATTGCCGCTCGAAAACCTCGTGGAAGCATCGCAGGAGACGGCGCACACCGGCACCGTCACCGGCGGTCTTGCCGATGCCCTCAACTGGGCAACGGCAAGCAACGAGCAGTGGAGCGCAGCACTCTCCGGCAACCATGCGGCACAGCAGGCTTTCAACGACCAGATCGCTCAGGGCGCTACCAAAGAGGACGCTTTCAATGCGGCGCTTGCCGCCTGCGGTGACGAGCAGGAGCGTTCCTCGCTTATCACGCAGACGCTCGATGGCCTTTACGGCAACATTGGCGAGACGTATCAAGAGACTAATAAGACGATGCTCGACACGCGCGAAGCGCAGGCCGAGCTAAACCAGAAGATGGCCGAAGCCGGCGAAGCGGCCATGCCCTTCAAGGAAAAGGCGCTCGAGCTTGGAACGACCTTGCTTGAGAAGGTAACGCCGGCGCTCGAGGGCGTTAGCGACTGGTACAAGTCCCTAACGCCAGAGCAGCAGGACATGGCAACAAATGTCGTTTTGGGTACGGTCGCGTTCGGCGGGCTTACAACGGGCATCGGCAAGACGCTCCAAAAGGGCATCGAGATCGGCCAGACGTTCAAGGACGTTGCCGGCGGCTTCGCTTCCCTCGCAGGCAAGTTCGGCGAGGGCGGCGGCGCTGTAAGCACGGCTGCAACAGGCTTCGGCGGCATCGCCGAGAAAGCTGGCGGCTTGGCATCTACCTTGGCGGCAAGCTCTCTACAGGGTGGACATCGTTCACCGGATTGATCGCCGCAAACCCAATCTTGCTTGGCGTGGCTGCGGTTGCCGCTGCCGTCGCTGGCCTTACGTGGTTCTTCACGCAGACCGAGACTGGTAAGCAGCTCTGGTCTGACTTCACTGGCTGGATTTCAGAGAAATGGCAGGGCGTGCAGGATTTCTTCGCAGGCGTGCCGGAATTCTGGTCTGGGATTTGGGACGGGATAACCGGAAAGGCCGAAGAGGTCAAGAACGGCCTTTCGGAAAAGTTTGAAGGCATAAGGCAAGGCGCGTCCGATGCTTGGGAGGCTTGAAGGCCAACGCGTCCGATGCTTGGGAGAATCTGAAATCCGCAGCGTCCGAGAAATTCGGCGCTATCAAGGATTCGATTTCAGCAGACATGAACACCGGGCAAATCGTCGGCTCTGCCGCTTCAAACGCCCTGAAAGCTGCCATGAACGGTGATTGGGACGCGGCGAAGTCGCAGGCCGGTATCGCCTTCCAGGCCATTCAAAGCAACATCCAGACGAAGATGAACACTGCGAAGGATAACGCGATCAACGCCGGAAACGCCATCGGTGAAAAGCTTGGCTTCCCGGGGCTTGGCAGCAAGGTCGCTGGCGTTTTCTCGAACATCAAGAGCAATATCACTTCGCCGATCAACGATGCCTGGAACTTTGTCAGCGGCATCCCCGGCAGGATTCAGGGGGCGTTCAGCGGGATTCGCATCAGCTTGCCGCATATCAGCTTGCCGCATTTCCACGTCAGCTGGCGTGATATCGGTGGCGTTGTGGAACTGCCGTCCATCAGCGTCAACTGGTATGCAAAGGGCGCATCGTTCGACAAGCCTTCAATCATTGGCGTTGGCGAAGCTGGACTTGAGCACGTCGCGCCCGATGCAAAGCTGCGCACAAGCGTCAGAGAGAGCGTCGAGGCGGGTATTTCTCGCGTGCTCGACCGCCTAAGCGGCGGCTTCGGTGGCGGAGCCCAGGTGAACGTGACCGTCAACGCTACCGTTGCAAACAGTATGGACGCGTACACGACCGGTCAGCAGATCGGCGCTGGTATTGCCAGCAGGTTAAAGCAGAAGGGGGTGCCCGTTGGAGCTTAAGCGTAAGCGAAACCAAAGCGACAGCATTGTCTTCAACGGGCACGACCTGTCGAAGCTCGTTTACTGTAAGGTGCGCCGCCCAATCATGGCGGACGTTTCGGCGAGCTTCGAGGATGCGCCCGGGCGGCACGGCGAATACTTCAAGAACGCTCGTCGCGCCGGTTACGATTTGCAGATTGACATGTGGATTCGCACCGAGCACCGGCGCGAGGTCGCAAAGGCGCGTCATGAGCTGGCGGCGCTGCTCTGGTCTGACGAGCCAGCGCCGCTTTATTTGCCTGATGACCCTACGCGTTATTTGATGGCGATCGTCAGCGGTGCAACCGACCTTGACGAGATTACCGATGATTGCCCACAGGCAACCGTTACGTTCCACATTGGCGACCCCGACTATTACGGTCAGCATCGCCGTATGGATATGAGCGGCGCGGCATCGTTCGCCGTCGGCGGCACGCTGCCTGCGGCGCTCACCGTGACGGCCAAGCCCGGCGCTTGCAGCTCTTGGCGCATCACCAACACCGACACCGCCGAGTTCGTTGAGGTTGTCCAGCCGTTGACGGCTTCGAGCGTGGTTCGGATGGATTTCGATAAAGAGCATGTGACCGTTAACGGCTCTGTCGTTCAGCTCAACATCATGAGCGACTTTTTCACGGTAAAAGACCGCGCGCACATCAAGATTTCTAGCGGCACCGCGCTTTTGGAATGGGAGGAAAGATGGCTTTAATCAACAAGGTCAACTTCACCCGTTTCAGCCGTTTCGGCGTGAATCTCGGACGGCTCACCTACACCGCAGCGACCCATGAGGACGCGACGGACGGCACCGACGAGCTTAAGATCAGGTGCGACGAGGATTTAGGCAAGGGGGAGTACCTTGTTTGGGTTGACCGCCAAGGCGTTGTACATGAGCATATCGTTGACGAAATCGAGCGCCTGCACGATGATTCCGGCAAGCCGTATACAAGCGTAACGTGCATCAACTCGATTAATGAAACGTGGGACGATTACATTGAAGACAAGCGGCCAAGCGGCAGCGTTGCCGTCGCGCTTGCGTCCATCCTCGCGGGCACTCGTTGGGAAGTCGGTAACTGCGACCTGCCCGGCAGCGCATCGCATACCTTCTATCACATCAGCGTTCGCGAAGGCTTGAGCGACCTGCTGGAAACGTGGGGCGGCGAGCTGGAAACGTCATCGAGACGGACGGCGTGCAGGTCACGCACCGTTACGTGCGAGTGGTAGCGACGCGCGGCAATCAGCAAAGCCCCAAGCGCTTCACGTGGACTAAAGACTTGATCAGCATCAAGCGCAAGACCGGCAGCGCCAACCCAAAGACGCGCGTTTACGGTTACGGCAAGGGCGTTGAGACCGATGGAGGCGGCTATGGCCGGCGCTTGACTTTCGGCGATATAAACGGCGGCAAGAATTACGTCGAGGATACCTCCGCGACCGAGGTTTGGGGACATCCCGACGGCAACGGCGGCATCGCGCCAGCCGTGGACGTTTACGTTAACGAGCAATGCGAGGACGCGGCGCAACTCCTTGCCGAGACGAACGACTACCTTGAGCGAGCCAAAACGCCGACCGTCTCCTATGAAGCAAGCGTGATCGACCTATTTGCTTTCGGTCGAGATTGGGAAAGCGTTGCTGCCGGCGATTGCGTGGCGATCATCGACAAGGGCTTCTCCGCTGCGGGAATCAGGCTCAAGGGTCGCGTCTCGAAGCTGACCCGCGACTTGGTGACAGGCGATGCCACGGTGGTGTTCGGCAACTTAACCGATGATCTGGCCGACATCTTTCAGTCAATGGCGCAGCAGCTCAAGAGCGGCAGCAATCAGCGGGCTAACTACGATGCGGCGGCTGGCACGTCCGTCTCGTGGCTCAACCAGCTCATGGCGGCGCTCAACAAGGCGTTCAATTCCGTCGGCACCTACAAGGTCGAGACGTTCGAGCTCGGCGTGATCTACTCCAACGTGCCGCTGGATGCAGAAACAGGCGTTCCGCTCAAGGCAACGTCCGGCATGTGGGCGGTAAACATCAACGGCATGGGCATCCGCCTTGCCGCAAATCTTACAAGCGACGGCCAATGGAATTGGCGAACGTTTATAACCGGCGCACAGGTGAGCGCCGATTGCATCAACGCCGGAACGATGAGGGCAGACCGCATCCGCGCGGGCTTGCTCACCGACGAGGTGGGCGCGAACTATTGGGACTTGGAGACAGGCGAATTCCAGCTTTCGCCAAATGCCAAATACGGCGATGGCGGCTGGACTGTCGATGGCGTTATCGAAGACCTGCACAGCGGAATGACGCAGAACGGAAAAAACATCGAGGCCCTTGGGGAAGACTTCCAGACAAGGAATAAGGAGCTTGACGAGACGATAAGCAGCCTCGACAAGACGGTTTACGACATCGCCAAAGACGGCATCGTCACCGAGGCGGAGAAAGCTGCCGTAAATAAGATTCTCCAGACCGTGCAGAAAGATAAAGAAGACCTATCCGCACAACACAAATCGCTGTCGGCAAACAAAAATTTGCAGGTTCAGTTCAAGGCGCAAGTCTTAGAGCCGAGGTACAACAAAGCGTTCGGCGAGGGCGGAGCGTTCGATGTCCTGATGTCAGCCATCTCGGATGTCACAAACTGCTCAACAGCCGAGGCGCTGAATTCCGCCATGTCGGATTATAAGAGCGCCTATGAAAACTATTCATCCGCAGTAACAGTCTATGCGGCGGTAGCGCGACAGGCTACGAGCATGATTGCGCAAGAGGTAGCTAAGACCGATGCGGAGAAACTTGTCGAAAAGCTCGACGAGAGCCTCAAACAGCAAGAGATCTTCAATCGGCTTACCAACAACGGAGCAAACAAAGGCATTTACATGTCCAGCGGCGAGCTGTACGTCAATGCGACATACCTCAAGAGCGGAACAATCGGCGACGGTCAGGGGAAGAACTACTGGAATCTGACGAGCGGCTATTTCCAGACAACCTATGGTGTCATCGGCGGGCTATCAATCGATAACAACAAATTGTATAGATATAAGCTTACGCTCGATTCGAACACCTCTGGTCTCTACATAGGTACAGACGGTTTCAGCGTCGGCAGCGGCACCTGCTACACAGCAATGGCCAACGGATACCTATACGGCGGCACAGCTGAGGACATTACGGGCTACGTCGGATTCAACAACTACAACACCAAGTCCAAGGTGTATGGCGCGCGTCTCGCTGGCAAAGGGTGCATTTGCCTTCTCACCGATGACTGGATCGCGTCGGCGAATACAAAGACCGTGGCGAGTACGTCTCCTGTAAGACCGGCATGAGCGGCAGCGTCACGCTCGTCGGGAACCTGAAAAGCTCGTGGACAAATCTTCAACTGACCGGAACGTATAACGTGTCCGGCCTTTGTCAAAACCTGTCTATGACTTGGACAAATTGGACGATCACTTTCGACCATGGACTAATGATCACGTCGCTATAAGGAGGTATGGAATGACCGCGTACAGAGTTGAGAAGGATGGACTCTCGTTTTACGTCCAACCGCACATGCTCGATTACTACGCTGCGAGTGGCTATGCCATATACAAGACTGTAGAGGAAAGCGTCACAGACGTTGCCGCGGAAATCGCCGCGCTTGACGATTCGGCACCGATTGTGGAGGAAGTGAAGGTCAATGGATAAAGGAATCGAATCTCTGGCAACCGCGCTCGGTGCCAGCGTTACGGAAAGCAAGCAGAGCATCGAAATCGAGAACATCATCCCCGATGAATATAGCAATACCCAGATGGAGCAGATGCTTATTGCGCTCGAGCCGCTTCTTGACCGCCGCGACATCGTAGGCTATGCCGCCGCACGTAATACGAGGGTGTTGCGTGCGGAGGCGCTTGAGTACCTAAAACGCCGTGATGAGCTTATCGCGCAGTACGGCGAACCTGAACTTGGCGATGATGGGCTTCCCACCGGTCGCACGCAGCTGCGCATCGGCTCAGACGAGCACAAGGCTTTCTGCCGCGAAATCGAGATGTACGCAAACATCAAGCATCGACCCAACCTGTTCAAGATTGCCTATGCCGACGCGATCGGAAAGATGACCGGAAACGAGATTTTGGCGTGCGAGTGGATGCTGGTCGACGGTGATGCCCGATGAACACACAGACCATCGAGCTTGATATCGACAAACGCGGATGCGGTAACAACTGCATCCGAATCGCCCAGGGCGAGGGCGGCGGAACGACCATCAAGGCGCTTATCTACGACAACGGCGGCGAGCTGTCTTTGTCTGGGTACGGCGCCTTTTTGGTTGCCCGATTGCCCGACCGAATCCACTATTACCGTGGCAGCGCCGCGGTCAGCGGCAATACGATCACCTACGTTTGCGATGAATCCAAGCTCGCAAGCGTTCCCGGCTACACCGACGAAGCCTATTTCGAAATCGTCAAGGACGATTTCCTTGCACAGACGGAGCGATTCGCCCTGGACATCCTGCGCAGCGCCAAAGAGGGTCAGCAGCCAGCGCAGTCTTGGGACAACGCGATTGACGACCTTATCAGGCGTGGAGAAAACGCCGCCGCCAAGGGCGAACAGGCCGTCACTGACGCGGGCAGAGCGCTGAATAACGCCAACGCTGCGGTCAACATCTGCAAGAGCGCCACGGACGCGGCCAACACCGCGACGGGCAAGGCGAACGCCGCGACAAAGAGCGCCACGGATGCCGCATCTGCGGCAAATGCAGCCAAGACGAACGCCGACACCGCAACCAGTGCGGCGAATGCCGCGACAAGCGCGGCGAAAGCATCCAAGGACAGCGCGGATCAGGCGGCTGCGGACGCTCGTAAGGCGGCTGAGGAAGCTCGCGGCTCCGTGAGCGCAGACAGACAGTTTTATTTCAAGCGAATCACAGACGAGAACGGGGACACGCGCCCTGTTCTCGTCGATATGACAGTTAGTTAGGAGTTGGCATGGACTATAACTTTCCGACAGATGAAGCGCTGAAAGACGGCCTTGCTTCCATCGCAACAGCCATCGGCAAGATTGCCGACGTGAAAGCTCTTGAGCGTGATGAAGCGACCGGACGATACAAAAACAGCGCAATCAAAGCAATGGTGGACAAGCATAAGACCGGGCTTATTTACACGTGGCGTGTTCCAGCCGGAAGTCCTACGGCGCTGATTCCCGTGAGCGCTGCGGCAAAGCGTCTTGCTGCGACAAAGTTCGTTGCCGCCACCGCAGCCACTCCAGCCGTAGATCCGTGTAATGCAGAGGGCGGGCCGTGGTTCCACGTCTCCGCGAACGCGGGTGCCGATCCCGACGGCGCTCCGTGGGTTGTCGCTATCGATTCGGTGGATTACGGTTTCTCGCGCATCGACAACAGTAAGGGGAACAACGTCTACGAGATTGCGCCTGTGGTGTGGCAGCTTTGGGAGCCGCTTGAAAACGGCGATGCCCTATGGTCTGTCTCCGACACGAAGTTCACCGGTGCCGTCGCGTGCCCGGATGCATACTTGCCTGATGGAAGTCTGCGACCGTATATGCTTACGCCGTCATACCCTCTATCTATGGATTCGAATAACAACCCGCGCTCCATCTCGGGTATGCCGGTAAAGACGCGCACGATCAGTCACGATTCGCTTATAGACATTACAAAGTGCGCCACGACGGGCTATGGCGGCATGAGCGCCTACGACCAGTGGTATATCAACTTTCACCAGCTCACCAAGACGCTTAACAAGTCCTCGCAGGTGGATTTTCAAGCTGCTCAAACTTCAACGTGCAGTTCCATCCTGTGATTGCCGAGAGCAATACGACGCGTATCGTCGTTGCCGCTTCAATCGCCGCTTCGCTGCCGGTTGGATGCGCCCTCATGTACGGAACCAGCAACGCGGCTTCTTGTCCCGACCGTGGCGCATCGAACGCCTATGACGTGTTCGATGCTGCGGTAGTTGATGGCAAGGAGACGCTTGCGGACGGAAACGTTGCCCTGCTGATGCGTGTTGCAAAAGCGTTCTCCACTACCACTGATACGTGGGTTCAAACTTCGCCGTGGAACACCGGCTCGACCGACGAGCTTGTGGGGGATGGGCAGGTTGCCAATGATGGCAAACATCCGTTCAAGATCGGCGGCGTTGAGACAGCAACAGGTGCTTGGGAAGTCATGGGCTGCGCTCTGTTCGTGAGCGATGGAACGGGCTTCGGAATCGCCGTGAACCCCGACAGCCGCAACGAGAAGAAGGGAGCTGTTGCCGACGGCGTGGTTGCAACTGCGGCGTGCATGCCGCTCAAAGAGGGCTACACGCTCAACTTGCAGATGGTGTGCGGCCTAATCCTCGAAAAGGATGTTGGCGGCTCCTCCACGACCGGCACGGGAGATTACTTCTACGTCAACGTTAACGACCAAACCGTGAAGGGAACTATTCGCGAGGTTCTGTTCCTCGGCAGCCCGTGGAACGGTACGTCGGCTGGTCTTCGCTGCGCGTACGCGAGCACGTGGTCTGGCTGGGCGTACTGGTACATCGCTTCCCGGCTTTCTGCCACCAGCGCAGCCGGGGGTGAATCATGCGTAGCCATGAGAGGGGGTTGACCCCCTTCTTTCTAACAACAAACAGGGATACACGGTGAGGGCGGCGCTGGTGTCTGGTTCAGTTCCTCGGCAACCTGAGGAACGGCACGAAGGCTGGTCTTCGCTACGCGAACGCGAACACGAGGTCTGGCAGGGCGAACTGGAACATCGCTTCCCGGCAATCTGTCTATAAACAAGAACCAAAAGTTCTCGCACCGTGCCTACCCGGCGCGTCGCTTTCTGGCGCGACCGGGCTAGCCTGCTCAACTGAGCGAAATTTGTCCGCAAGGCTCGCGGGCTAGTAGCCGTCTGGTGAAAACTCGTATGACAGACAGAAAGAGCTTTGGATTTGAAAACCTATTGCAAAAACTACGTCTTCACGCGCCGAAAGGTTGCAGAAGCGCTTGAGGAATGGAAGAAGGGCGATTCCGGCAGGAAGAACGAGCATCGAATCCAAGAGGAATACGGCTCGGAATCGTCCTTCATTGACGTTATATGGCTCGAATTATCAAATGAAACACTGGAATTCGAGCCGATCAGCACGCATGTAAAGCACGACCCGAATTCAGGCAAGTTGCGCGAAATCAGCGTCGAGAGTGTCAAACGCCAGGTTTGCAACTACCTGTGCGTCAATGCGCTCGAGCCCCTGCTGTCGGCTAAAGTCGGCTTCTGGCAAGTCAGCGGCGGCGTTAAGGGAAAGGGTGCGGCCCTCGGCATGCGTAAGCTTAAGCGGGCGATTCGGCGCTATCTGCTGCACGTCCACGTTGATATACGAAACTGTTACGGCTCCATGCGAACAGAGATGGTCTTTGAGCTTGCAGCGCGTTACGTGCGAAACCGCAAGGTGCTCTATCTGCTCTATACGCTGCTATCGACCATGGGCGAAGTGCTCATTCTCGGCAGTTACCTTTCGCTGCGGCTGGCCGCTTTCGTCATATCGTTCGTCTACCACGCAATCGAAGGCGTTGGGACGGTAAGGCGCGGCAAGCGCACGAATCTAGTAGGTTGTCAGGTCTGGTACGCAGATGACGGCTATTTGCTTGGCAACTCTAAAAAGGCGCTGAAAAGAGCGGTCATGCTCATCGCTCGCGTTCTCGCAGGCTTCGGTCTTGAACTTAAGCCTTGGAAGATCATGCATAACGGCGTTGAGCCGATCGATTTCGCGGGTTATCGAATTTGGGCAAAGCACGTCGATTTGCGGAAGCGGCTTTGGAAACGTCTCCGCCGCGCGTTTTTCCGATTTGACAAACGAAGAACGCCGAGACTTGCCCGCCGCGTGTGCTCGTACTTTGGGTGGATGAAGACGGCGGAGATGGAAGGGCAATTGGTTGTACGTCAAAGAGTGTTCAACGCGGCAAGAGCCGCGAGTTAGGAGAAAACATGATTGTGAAAGCCGAGCGCACTGGCGAAGCGCCGGAACCAGTCGAGGTTATCGGCCAGAACGTCTGGCTGCGTAAGGACATCGAGACTTCTACACGCAAGGTCGGTTTGAACGATACCGACACGGCCATGGAAACTGTATACAGGTATGACGAGGTGTATTTCGTCGATTGCGGCTTTCCGACCGTCGAGAGCGTGCGTGAAAGCTTCGACGAGCTTTGGAGCGTCCATGCAGCAGACGGAATGCCCGATTCGGCGCGAATCGACGACGCTATCAGGCGGTTGGAGGCGATCAAGGCATCTCTTGTGGATACCAACGCAGCGCTTCTTGAAATCGGCGACATCGTTGGGGGTGAGTAGCGATGGCGAAGATCTACTACGAAGCCGTCATGGATGACAGGCGCACTGTCGAGAGCGTACCCAAGCTTTGGCGTGCCGCCGTGCAGAAGATGATCGATGACAATGCGAAGGAGAAATAATGGGAGCTATCTACACGTTCACGGAGCAGCAGATCTGGGCAATCGGCGGCGCATTCCTGATGATGCTTATCGACATGGTTACAGGCATCGCCCAGGCAATTTACAACCGTAGTTTTAAGTCTTCGACGATGCGCCGCGGCTTGTGTCATAAGGCAACGCTTTCCCTTATCATCATGCTGGTTATATGTATCGAGATTCTAAGCTCGCATATCGTTGGACTGAATTTCGGTGGTATTACCGTCTATGTCGTTTGCATCGCCATCATCGGCATGGAGTTCGCTTCTATCCTCGAAAACATCAAGCAGGCATATCCAGAGCTTGCCGATACGCCCATCATGAAGATTTTCGAGCACGCCAACGTTGACACCGACGATATTACGAAGGCGATTGCCGATGAAGTCGCGAAGCGCGGCTAGGATGCGGATTGCCGTCGCACTGCTGCTTGGCTTCGCGGTAGGAATGGGCTTGTGGTTCGTTTTGACTATCGACCACGTTGGCAGAGATACGGCAGCATTTGGAAAAGCATATAACCAAGGCTATAGCGATGGTTATACAGCGGCTTTGCCTGTTTATGAAAAAAAGACGAGTGCGAAGAGCGGCTGTATGCCGCTCTTTCTGCAAAAAGACCCTCAATGGGCTAACGTCGCTTACTCGGACGAAACCATAGGCACGTACGGTTGCGGCCTTACGGCTGCTGCGATGGCCTTGAGCTACCTCAACGGGAACGAGATCACGCCAGACCTGCTGGCAGCTTTCGTCGGCGAAAGCTGCCTGACCGACCGGGTTAACGACATGGCCAAGTTCAGCGCCTATCTACGAAGACCTATCATTCGAAGCCCGTGACACGTTTTGGGGCACGGGCGAAGCCCTCAAGGCCGTCGATGACGGCTGGATCGTCTTCGCAGGCGTTACCGGAACCCTTGGCGAGCGCTCTTACGGCTCGCACGTCGTGATGATTTGGCGCGAGAACACCGACGGTACCTACGCGCTCCGCGACCCTGATGACGGCACCAATTCAATCCATGCATGGACAGCCGACGAGCTTAACGCCGTTACTTTCACACAATTCAATGCAATTAAGAGGTGATGCAGATGACCATGAAGGGCATCGATATTGCAGACTGGCAAAAGAACCTTAATCTCGATTCAATCGAATACGATTTTGTCATCATCAAAGGAACCCAGGGCACCAATTACGTCAATACGTTTTGTGACGCGTTTGTGCAAAAGGCTATCAAGGCGGGTAAGCTCTGGGGCTTCTACCATTTCATGAATATGGATGATCCTATCAAGCAGGCGGATCACTTCTATCAGAACTGTAAAAACTATTTCGGCAAGGGTATTCCCGTGCTCGATTATGAGGACGGCGGCAGAATCGGCACGGACGGTGCCAAGAAATTCCTTGACCGCATCTATGCGCTTACTGGCGTGAGGTGTCTCTTGTATACCTACCGCAACCTCACCAAAGAGGAAGATTGGTCTAAGATTGCGCCCAACCACGCCCTCTGGGTTGCCCAGTATGCCAACGAGAATCAGACTGGATACCAGGATTCGCCATGGCTTCCGGATGGCGGCTTTGGTGCTTGGAATACCTGTGTGATGCACCAGTATTCTTCGCACGGTAGGCTATCTGGGTACAACGGCAACCTTGATCTTGACATTGCCTTCATAGACGCTGCCGCCTGGTCGCGTTATGCGAAGCCCAGCACCTACAATGCGCCGGCTGCGACTGCCTATGAGAATAGTGGTAGCACCGCCGACCTTGCGGCAGACGTAATGCGAGGGAAGTATGGCAACGGTGACGAGCGCAAGGCCAAACTTGGTGCTCGATTCAACGAGGTGCAAGACCTAATCAATCGCACGGCCACCGCAAGCGCCGACGATCTTGCAGCGGATGTGCTCAACGGCAAGCTCGGCAACGGTGAGACGCGCAAGGTAATTCTTGGCACCCGCTATGACGAGGTTCAAGCTGTGGTCAATTCCCGCGTCAACGCCGTAGACATCGACGCCCTTGCACGCGCCGTCATTCGCGGCGAGTACGGCAACGGTGACGAGCGCAAGGCCAGGCTTGGCGCTAACTTTGATGCTGTGCAAAAACGAGTAAACGAGCTTCTTTAACTAAAATGCCCGCGCCTGTAATGGGGCGCGGGCATTTTGCGTTTAGGGGACATGGCAACAAGTCTCTAACGGTTCATGTCCTCTCGAATCAAGCTCTTGATGTACTCGGTTGTATTGTCCTGCTCCTTGAGCCATTTATATATACTCTCGTCGTACTCGTTAGGGTAAAAGCGTATGACAAGCTGTTTCACCGACCTTTTGCGGTAGGAGGATGTTGCGCGTCTTTGCGCTTCGGTTGCCATTTCATTCACCGCGCTTTTCTCTGGCCTTGCGCCAGATGCGAAACGAGATAAACGAGATGACAAAAGCTATAATGCCTGTTTTCATCGCTGCACTCCTGATGTAAGATGATTCTGGCTAGCGGGGCACTGCCTAAGCAGCGCCCCCTTGCCCTACCTAGACCTCTTTGCGTGCTTTCCGGGCTTGCGAGAGGTCTTTTTCTTTAGGGCTTCGATTCCTTCATCCAGCGCCTTTGCCAGTAGCACGCTGATGACAACAATCGTTAAGTCCCATATTTTGTCATCCATTTGAACCACCTCCTTTCTTTCTTACGTCTATTATTATAAGGTATACCCCATAGTAAGGCAAGCTCATATTGAATTTTGCTAACTTTTTTTCGAGCTAAACAGTGTTATTATGCAAAACCAGTTAGTGGAGACTTTGATTTCGCGCCCGTTCGCGGCTATCGTAGGGTTCGCAAAGATTTTCTGAGGCTCCACCCTTGGATTTGATAAGCCGCTGACATTGTGTCGGCGGCTTTTTTTAAAAAGAAAGGGCGGTACCATGGCCGAGCTTGAGTCCCAACCATTGTCCGACGAGGAGCGCGCCGAGTTGGAAGAGCTCCGCGCCGAGAAGGCCCGCCGCGAGGCTCAGGAAGA